CGGCTGAGCTTGCGCTGACCGTCTCGCAGAACGGCGGCGTCTCGGGCCTGGCTGCGGTCGTCGCCGTGCGCGACGGCGCGTCATACCTCGATTGGTTCGACATGACCTTCAAGGCCGCTGGCTGGACCACGCGGCAAGCCGCGATGATTGAGATCGGCGACGGCCACTACCGACACTCGCTCGACCTCGCGGCGATCACGAACCTCCCAAGTGCAACTGTTGCGCTCTCGGCGGAGTACGCGACCACGGGCGCGGTGGCGGCCTCAGCGCATGATCTGCTGCTGGTGGTGGAATCGTTCCTGGATCTGCCGACGGCGGCGGCGGTGGCCTCGGTGCAGGCAGATGCGGACGACATTCAAACGCGGCTTCCTGCGGCGCTCGTGAGCGGGCGCATCGATGCGAGCGTAGGCGCGATGGCGGCGGGCGTACTGACTGCCTCGGCGATCGCCACCAACGCCCTCGACGCCGATGCCCTGGCGACGGATGCAGTCGCTAAGATCGTGGCTGCGCTCAACGACCCGACCGCGGCAGCCATCGCCGACGCCGTCTGGCAGGAGGTCCTCGCGGCGCACGAGACAACCGCAGGCAGCGCGGCCCAGGCCATCGCCGTGCTGCGCAATCGCATCCGCGTCGACTTCGCGGCGGGCCCTCCACGCCAGCTCGTCGTCTACGCCCAGGACGGCGTCACCGAGCTCTACCGCGCCGAGTTGACCACGGACAATGGGGACGAGGTCCTCGCCTTCTTCGGCGTGCAGCACGAGCGAGGAGCGCCCACGTGATCGCCCATGGGCTGAACGCCGTCGGCGCGCTGGTGGCGCACGGGCTCAACCCCGGCCCGCGCCACTATTCCCCGGTCGTCCCGTCGGCGCGCTGCATCGCCCAGGGCGCTGCGCTGGCGCGCGTGCAGGCGGCTGCCGCCGACGTTGGGATGGCCATCGCCCAAGGCTCCGGCGTCGCCACAGCGTCCGGCGTGGGCGCGGCGCTGGTGCGTGGGAGTGCGCGCGGGACCGGGATCGTGCAGACTCATGGAAGGCCAGCCGAGTCATGACGCTATTGATCTCCAATCGCCTCGACGGCTCCCGCCTCGAGCCCACCATCCGCAAGGGCGACACGAATACCGCGCTCGTGCTGAGGATCTTCGACCTCTCGACGAACGCTTACAACCCCATCGTCGACCCGACGCCACCTCCGCTGAACCTCGCCACGGCCGTGCCAGGCGTCGATCTGTTCATGCGCGTCGAGAAGCCTGGCGACCTGCCGGACGACGCGCCGATTGTGCAACTCATTCCCGCGACTTTCGCGACTGCGACGGTCCCGGCGCTGCCGGGGTTTGTCGGCGATGGCTCAGACGGGTATATCGAGATCAGAACGACAACGGGCTTCCTCGACCGTGTGGGTCGATGGCGGCTCCAGGGTGTGATACAACTTTCAGGCGGCGAGTGGTCGAGCGAGATCATCGACTTCGACGTTCACCCGATCCTCGAATAGGAGCAGAGCCAATGCAGACAAGTTATGGATATGACCCGGCGGTCGCCCTTGAGGGCGGACTCGTCGACCTCGCCGACTCAGTCCTCGACACGTGCATCGCGTCGCAGGCCGTCTCGTTCGGACGATTCGTCCACCGGATCGCCGGCGGCGCTGCCGACGACCGACCGCCGCGCTGCGAGCTACCGGCCGCATCCGCCAGCGTCACGGACAGCAGCGCGCTTGGCTTCGTCGTCGCCGAGACCACGCGCGAAGCTCCCGGCACCTATGCCGCGGACGACGTGATGCGCTTCCTTCGCCGCGGTCGCATCTGGATGATTGCGGAGGACGCTGTCGCAGCGCGCGGGACGCCCGTCTTCGTGCGCTTCGCGGCCGGCACGTTCGCCACGCTCGGGGCCGTCCGCACCGACGCGGACGTCGCCACGGCCGTCGCCCTGCCAGGCGCGCGCTTCGGCAGCGTCGCCGGCATCGGCGATCTCGTCGTGGTGGAGTACTATCCATCCTGATCATGGTTGGGCTGACGCCCGACGCACGACCCCAACCAACTCAGCAGACCGGAGACATCATGGAAATCGAAATGGAAGACATTCGCGTCGACGCCCGCGACATCGAGATGGCGCAACGCATCCTGGACACGCTCGGCGTTCGACTCGACGGAGACGAGACGAGCACGTTCGCGCGCCAGCTCGAGTACGTGAAGGCTCAAACCTTCGACATCAGCTACGCCAAGCTCAAGGCGCTGATGTTCATTCCGTTGGATGAGACGGCAGACCCCGGCGCGGACACGATCACCTACTACCAGTGGGACGAGGTCGGCGCCGCGAAGATCGTCGCCAACATGGCGGACAACCTTCCGCTCGTCGACGCGAACGCGAAGAGCTTCACCAGCAAGGTGATCAGCGCTGGCGCCGCCTACCAATGGTCGATTCAGGACATTCGCCGCTCTCTCCGAGTGGGGAACGCCCTGAACCAGCGCAAGGCGGCGGCAGCTCGCAAGAGCGTGGATCGTCGCATCGATGAGATCGGCGCAAGTGGCGCTCCTGAGGTCGGAACCACGGGCCTCGTCAACAACGCCAACGTCCCGATCGTTGCGCTGCCAAACGCAGGAGCGTGGTCCCTCCTCACCGCCGCACAACTGCTCGAGAACCTCAACTTCCTCGCGCAGTCGATCGTGACGTTGACGCTCGAGGTCGAAGAGCCGAACACGATGATCTTGCCGACGGCGGAGTACGGCCTCATCGCCTCGCTCCCCTACTCGGCCACCACTGGCGAGACTGTCCTCGCGACCTTCCTCCGGGTGTCGCCGTACATCAAGGCGGTCGAGCAATGGGGGAAGCTCAACACCGCCGGCGCTGGCGGCGTTCCTCGAATCGTCTGCTACGACCGCGACCCTCGCGTGCTCACCTACAACATCCCCGTGATCTACGAGGAGCTGCCGCCGCAAGCGGAGAACCTCGCCTTCAAGGTCCCGGTCCACGCACGCATCGGCGTCGTCGAGATGCACTACCCGCTCGCCTGCGCCTACGCCGACGTCGCCTGATCCAGATCGACATCTGCACGACGCCTCCATCGGCTCTGTCCGATCGGAGGCGTTCTGCTATGCTCTAGCTACGTCGCCGAGGAAGAACCTCGAGACGAACCAGAGGAAAAGTCAATGTCCACGATCTCAATCCTTGTTACCAGGCCATCGCCGTTCAAGCTCCCGCCGGTCTATGGGACCGACGAGGAAGGCAAGCGCGTCGTCGTCCACCAAGAGCTTCAGCTCCGACCTGGAGCAAACCGAGTACCTGCTGAGCGCTGGTTGGCGGCGCTCGATCATCCCACGGTCAAGCTGCATTGCGATGTCGGCACGCTGCGGGACAACGCGAGCGCGGCCGAGGTCACCGAGCACACGCACGCGCCCGATGCCCTCAACGGCCTCACCGACCTCACGGTCGCGAAGGCGCGTCCATGGATCGCGGCGAGCAAGGATCTCGAGCAGCTCGCCAAGTGGCGAAACATCGAGACGTCCAAGGCGAACCGAAGGAGCATCATCGATGCCCTCGACGCGCGCGCCGAGGAGCTCGACGAGGAGACCGCTGGCTCCACCCGCGCGGGGGGCTGACCCATGGCAGTCGGGTTTTCGTCATTCGTTGTTGCGTTTCCCGAGTTCGCAGAGACCTCGAAGGAGCTGGTCGACGCGAAGCTGGCGGAAGCCCGACTGCGCTGCTCCGAGTCGGTCTTCGGCGACAAGTACGACCTCGCCGTTTCGTACCTGGCTGCGCACCTGCTGAGCAGCAGCCCCATGGGCCAGCATGCGCGTCTCGTCCCTGCGAATGCGAAGGTCACGCGCGAGGACGCGCTCACCACCTACGAGCGCATGTACCTGCAGATCCGTCGCGAGTGCGTCGTCGGCATCCGAGTCCCAAACAACCCCGCGACATCCTGATGGCCAACGGCGTCAACACCGCGGCCATCGCGCGCGTCGCTCGGAAGCTCGACCGATTGATCGAGAAGACGGCGAAGGCCAACGGCATCTCAACGACGGTCGGAGTCCACGCAGAAGACGGAGCCGTCTGGGAGCCTGGCGGACATGTGACCATCGCGGACGTCGCCTTCTTTGCTGAGGCAGGCACGGCGAGAGAGCCTCGACGCTCCTGGCTAGGAGACACCATCGAACTCAACAAGGCGGCGGTGGACGAAGCCTGGCGGCGCGTCGGAAAGAAGATTCTCACGAAGGAGCTGCGGCCGGACGTCGGGTACCTGCAGTTCGGCGAGTGGCTGGTCGCGAAGATCAAGGCGCGCGTTCGCGATCACATCGACCCTGCAAACGCAGCGTCAACCGTCGCGGCGAAGGGCAGCTCTACACCGCTCATCGATCAGAGCAGGTTCCTCGCATCCATCCGAGCCGAGATTCACAAGCGGGAGTGATCGAAGATGACAACGCCAAGCGCGACGACGCCGTCTGAGGCGGACATCTGGGACGACGGCATGGTCGCCATCTTCGCAGAGTTGTGCGGACTCAAGACGTGGTGGAGGGACCGCGCTCGCCCGGCAGCCGTCGGCCTGGCGGGCTTCTGCACGCTCTTCATCGCGAGCGACCGCGTGCTCAGCACGGAGACGCGCTTCGATGTCAACGACGTCGCGTCCTCGGGCAAAGAGATCGAGCCTAGCGTGAATGAGCTGCACCTCTTCGAGCTGCTCGTGCAGGTCGAGACTGCCACCCAGCTCGCCACGAAGAGCGCGCGATTTCTGGCGCAGCAGATCCGCACGCGCCTCGAGCGCGACGAGACGCTGCTGGCGTTGGAGGCGCTGTCGACGAGCGTGGTCGACGTGGGGCCCGTCCTCTCGGCGTCGCTGCCCGTAGACGGGCGCCAGCGCGCGGTGGCGACCATCGTCGTCCGCATGCACCGTGCGACCTCGGAGCGAGCGCCGGCGCTTGGGTACATTCAGACCGTCCAAACTCAGCCATCAATCGAAGGGGAGGACGGCATTCCGCTGCCTCTCCCGGCCTGGGAGATCGTACTCCCATAGGCCCCGCGTGACGTGGGGCTGTCCGTGGTGCTAGAACCTTCAAAGAGCCCTCGCCCAGGAGCATCGCACAATGTCCGATATCGACTCGATCGTCACAGTCAACATCACGGCGAACACGCTGACGCCAGACCAGGCGAACTTCGGCACGCCACTCATCGCCGGATACTTCCAGACGTCCGTCTTCCCCGAGCGCGTCCGAACCTACGCCAAGCCGTCGGAGATGGTGACGGACGGGTTCGGAGCCAACGACCCGATCGTGCGCGCCGCCACCAAGCTCATCCAGAATCCCAAGGTGAGCTCATTCAAGATCGGTCGTCGCGCCACTCCCTACACGCAGACGATCCGTCTGACAGCGATCGAGACCGGCGAAGGCGTCGTCAACACCGCGACGCTGGTCGCCCCCGACGGGACACAGACGAGCGTCAGCTACGTCAACGGCGCAGCCGAGACGACGATCACGATCGCGACGGCTCTCACCCCGCTCTTCACCGCGGCCATTGGCGCGGGACCCATGGTCGCTTCAAACCCAGTTGGCAGCGTTCTGCTCACCTCAACCTCCGGCGTGCTGTGGGACGTCCAGGGCGTCGGTAACCTGGTCCTGCTGGATGAGACGGCAGACCCAGGCATCGTCGCGGACCTCACCGCGATCCGCCTCGCCGACCCGGATTGGTATGGGCTCGGACTCGACAGCAACTCAAAGGCCGAGGTCGAGGCGGCAGCCGCATGGGCTGAGGCCGAGCAGATCATCTTCGGCAGCAACACGGCCGACACCGAGGTCGTGCAGGGCCTCGCCGGAAACGTGCAGCTGGTACTGCAGGCGGCAGCCTACGAGCGCACGTACAGCATCTGGAGCGACAACGTTCTCTCCTACGCGGCGCTTGCTTGGATGGGTGGGCGATTCCCCACAGACCCCGGAAGCTCGACGTGGAAGTTCAAGCAGCTCGCGGGCGTCTCGAAGAGCGTGCTCACCGCCACGGCGAAGGCCAACCTCATCGCGCAGGACGGGAACTACTACATCAGCGTCGCCGGGATCCCGATCACTGGCGAGGGCGTCATGGCCAGCGGCAAATTCATTGACGTGACGCGCACCGTCGACGCCATCAAGGCCGCGCTTCAGGAATCACTTCTGACCGTCCTTGCGAACGCGCCGAAGCTGCCATTCACCAACGCCTCCGTCGCGCTCGTTGAGTCAGAGATCCGAGGCGTGCTCGGAGAATTCCAAGGCACGAAGGAGCAGCCAGGAGCGCTCGATCCAGAGACGCCGATCGTCATCACCGCCCCGCGCGTGCAGGACGTCTCAACCATCGATCGAGCCAACAGACTCCTGCCGGACATCTTCTTCAGCGCGCGCCTCTCTGGCGCCATCCACGCCCTCAACCCCATCGAGGGCACCCTCTCGATCTGACCGACCCTCTGGACCTAGGAGCGCACCATGCCGACCGGTTTTCACGTCTATTCCTCCAAGCAAATCCTCATCTCGATCGCGGGCATCCCGATCACCGGAGGATTCGCCGACGGAGACTTCCTTCGCGTCGAGCGCGACACGCCAGCATTCGGAGACGTCGTCGGTACGGACGGCGAGGTCACGCGCAATGAGTCGCGCGACGACCGCGCGAACGCGACGCTCATCCTCATGCAGAGCGCCGACGCAAACAAGGTTCTGAGCGCCATGCATCGCTCGGACAAGAACACGCCTGGGGGCGCTGGCGTCGGACGGTTCCTGGTGAAGGATCTCAACTCCGATGGGACGATCCATCAGTCGCCATTCTGCTGGATCATGGACGACCCCAAGGTCACCTACGGTCGCGAGGCCAAGGCGCTCGAATGGTCGATCCGAATCGCGACGCTCAAGAACGAGTTCGGCAAGTACGCCTGACCCGTGTGCGCATCGCGCACTGAAGGAGACCCACGATGGCACGCAAGAAGGTCGACAAGGAGATCACGTTCTCAGACGGCGCTTCGCGTCGCTTCCGCACCCAGCAATTCAAGACGAAGGACGCGCATGAGGTGCTCGAACGGTTGCTCCGAATCGCTGCTCCGCTGCTCGGCACGCTGGCGACGAATCTCGGCGAGACGGATGCGGAGAAGGCCATCGCAGGCGACCTCTCAAAGGCGGCAGTCACAGAGGCCTTCAACTCGTTTGCGGCGAACCTGATGGTCAATGAAGGGATCCTCGACTGGCTGGCAGAGAAGGCGCGGAAATGCACCATGCTCGAGACCGAGGTTGAGGATCAGTTTGTGCCGCTCACGCTGGACCTATACGACGACACGTTCGCGGGCGAGTACGGTGCCGAGGCTCAACTGATCGCGTCCGTGCTGCAGGCGAACTACGCGAGTTTTTTCGCAGGCGCGGGAGGGCTGGCCAAGGTCGCGCGCCGGTTCGTGACCCCGCGGCCGTCCGCGTCGACTTCCCCGCAGGAGTAGACGCGTGGCTCTGGGTTCTCGTCTGCGACCCTCGCATCCCTGCGGGACTGATCGAGATCGAGGAGCACTGGTCCATCGACGACGTCTACGATGCGCACGAGGTCCTCGCGGCGTATGATGAGGCTCGCGTACGAGCAGAGCGCAACGCCGAAGGGAAAGGCTGAATCATGATTCGAGAGGTCCTAGCTCGCTTCGGAATTGAGTTTGACGAGAACGGTCTGAAGCTCGGGAAGAAGAGCCTGGTCGCTCTCGGCCTCGCAGCCATCACGACGGCCATCGCGATTGGCGTCGGCCTGGTGAATGCGCTGCGCAAGGTCGCGCTCGAGATGATCGCCTTCGGCGATGAGACGGCGAAGAGCGCTCGCACGCTGGGCGTGTCTGCGGAGCAACTCATGCGCTGGCGATTCGCGGCTGAGCGAGCAGGCGTCCCGGCGCAGCAACTCACCGGAGGCATCCGCAGGTTGCAGCGCAACATCGTCGACGCGAACGACGGGCTCACAACCTCGGTGCGAGCCTTCGGAGCGATCGGCGTCGCATTCAAGGACGCGCACGGGAACGCCAGACAGATCTCGGACATCCTCCCTGATGTCGCAGACGGCTTCCTGCGAATCACGAACACATCGGAGAGAAGCGCACGAGCTCAACAACTCTTCGGGCGCAGCGGCGCTCTGCTGCTTCCGTTCTTCGAGAACGGCTCGGCTGGCCTCGCGGAGATGGACGCGCGGTTCAACGAGCTAACCGGCGGCAGCTTCGGCGATTTCTTTGCGATGAGCGAGGCATCGCAGGACTCGCTGTCAGACTGGGATCTGACCATGAAGGCGGTCAAGATCAGACTGGCGACGGAGTTGCTGCCGTCGCTGACGAAGGTCGTGACCGCCGTCGCGAACATGGTCGGGTGGTTCCAGAACGCGACGCGAGGGACGCGGCCGTTCCGCGCCATCATCCTTGGTTTGGCGCTGGCGATCGGGACACTCGGCGCCGCGATTCTATTCGGATTGATGCCGCTCATCTTCCCGCTCGTCGTCGTCTTCGGCGTGTTCGCCGCCGCCATCGCCGCGGTCGTGCTGATCGTCGACGACCTACTGACGCTCTTCGACGGAGGCGACTCCGTGATCGGGCGCTTCCTCGACTCGCTCTTTGGAGCCGGCACGGCCGCGCGCGTCGCGGAGCTCGTCCAGCTCGCATGGCAGGGCTTCGTGCAGTGGATCCGAAACGATGGGATCCCGATGATCCGCAGTCTCGGGCGATTCCTCGCCGCGCTGTGGGAGCAAGCGAAGCCGGGGCTCATCTCGATGATGAACTTCTTTGTCGGCATCGGAGAATTCATCGACAGTCTGCCCGCGAAGTTCGCGCCCGTCGTGGCCTTCTTCCAGCGCCTCGCGACCACTGTGGCGGACTTCTTCGACAGCGTCGCGTCACAGCTCGAAAACTTCAGCGGCGTCTTCGGGGCCCTAGGCATCGACGTCCAGGGCCATGCCGCGCCGGCGGCCGCTGCTGCGCCACAGACGCCTGCGGCTCACGTCGCGCCACGAGCACCAGGCGCGAGGGCAATCAACATGGAGACCACGAACAACGTCGTCGTCCAGGGAGCGCCGCAGATGACACCAGCGGAGCTTCAGTCGCGCATAGCAGACGGCGTTCATGCCGCCAATCAGCGCAGCCTCAGAACGGCCGAGCGCGCCCTCACCACGGCGGCAGGCTGATGGCCTCCATCTCATGGCTCCTGGCGAGCGGCGAAGAGGAGACGATCATCTTCGATGCGACCGTGCGGGAGAAGCACGGCGCGAGCGCGACGCTGACCACGCACCCGGTCGAGGGCTCGACGATTGCCGACGGAGTGCAGCCCGACCAAGACGCCGTAGCGCTCTCGGTCGTGCTCTCCGCGAAGCCGATCAAGCTGCCGACCGATCACATGGACGGGAACGGCGGCCGCCCCTCGTCGCTCTCCCTGGTGGGCGGCGATGGCCAGGAGGTAGGCAAGGCAGTCGTCCTGCAATTCGACGGGCCCGTCACCCGCCCACGCGTGATCTACGAGAAGCTCCTCGAGCTGATGAACGCTGGCACGCTGATGCGCGTGACCACGTCGCTCCGCGAGTACGAGTCGATGGCGCTCGAGGTGGTCGACGTCGATCGCGACGCGAGCACCAGCCTCTCGATCTTCGCCGACCTGCACTTCAGCCAGGAGCGCATCGTCAGCTCGACCGTGGTCGATGCGCCGGAGCCACGCGAGGTGCGCGCCGCGAGGCCGGCCAACAGCGGCCGTCAGGGCACGAGCGAGCCCGACCCTCCGACGGCTGGGCGCAGCCTGCTGGCCGCAGGCGTGGACGGCCTCGCGAGCATGTTCGGAGGTGGCTGATGGCGCAGCAGATCCCAGTCGCCAGCGCGAAGGCCGACTACGAGCAGACGACGCCTCTCGATGGGCGCGACTATCGATTCACCTTCCGCTTCAATCAGCGCGATGGCCACTGGTTCATGTCGCTCTCGGACTCCGACGGAGTGCCCATTGTGCAGGGCCTGCGCATCACGTGTCAGTTGCCTCTTCTGGCGCTCGTCCGCGATGCGCGAAGACCTCCTGGCATGCTGATCGCGATCGACCGCACGGCGCCCGAGGGCGGCGGCTTCGACGGCAGCAAGAGCCTCGCGCGCGACCCGGAGATCGCTGACCTCGGAGCGCGCGTCACGCTGCTGTACTTCCCCGTGGCCGAGCTGGTGGAGCTCGGTTTGAGGTCGGAGTAATGCCGGTCCTTTTCCATCGCGTGGCCGCGGTAGTCGTCGGCACAGGAGGAGGACGGGCGCTGCGCATTGACGCCCTCGACTTCTCCTTCACCGTCGTCAAGAACCTCAGACGCGAACCCAACACATGCAGCGTTGAAATCTACAACCTCTCTGACACCAGTCGCCTCTCCATCGAGGGAGCCAGCGGGCAGCAACTCCGTCTCGAGGCGGGCTACGCAAATGACTCTTGGGCGATCTTCGAGGGCGAGGTGCGCCGCGCCTGGACCGAGTACGAGGGCGCGGTCGATCGGAAGACCACCATTGAGGGCGGAGACGGCGAGCGTGCATTTCGCGTCGCGCGTGTGAATCGCTCCTTTGGCGAGGGCACGTCGCTGCGCTCGGTGATCGCGGAGGTGGCGACGAGCATGGGGCTAGGCGTCGGCAACCTAGAGGCAGAGACGCAGGGACGCGGCTTCGAGGGCCTCGGATCCACCTACGCCGAGGGCTGCGTCGTGTCTGGATCGGGGAGAGAGTCGCTGAGCGGGCTCTGTCGGAGCATCGGCCTCGAGTGGAGCGTGCAGGATGGGAACCTGCAATTGCTTCCGTTCCGCGAGGCCGTGCGTCACACCGCCGTCCTGCTCACGCCGGACACCGGCCTCATCGGCTCACCATCGATCGACTCCGAAGGCGTCATGCACGCGAAGGCGCTCATCATCCCCGGCATCTTCCCTGGCCGTAAGATCGACGTCCGCTCCCGTTACGCGACCGGCGTCTTCCGCGCCGCGAAGACAACGTTCACGGGATCGACGTCCGGACCAGACTGGTATGTCGACATCGAAGGCAGGGTGATCAATGGCTGAAGATTCGGTGCCCGAGTTGGCGACGCTCATCTGGTCCGCGATTCAGACCCAGCTCGTCGACGTTCACACCGCCATCCCAGGTCGCGTCGAGAGCTACGACGCCGACCGACAGGTGGCGAATGTCAAACCGATGCTGCGGCGCGTGCTCCGCTCGGAGGAGATGGATCGCATCACGGAGGAGCTGCCTGTGATTCCATGCGTCCCCGTGGCATGGCTGAAGGGAGGCGGCGCCTTCGTGACCCTGCCTCTCGCGGTGGGGGACACCGGGCTGCTCGTCTTCTCAGAGCATCTGATCGACCGCTGGCGAGCGACCGGAGAGGACGTGGATCCTGGCGACCTGCGGCGCCACGACCTCTCGGGCGCGGTCTTCTATCCAGGGCTCTCGACGGCCGCGAACAAGATCCAGAACAGCTCAGCGACCGAGATGCGGTTCGGCCTCGACGCGAGCTATGTCGCGGGCGTCGACGCGAGTGGCGCGCGGTTCCCGCATGATGCGACGCAGTTTCTCGCGCGCGCAGACCGCGTCCTCTCGGAGTTGCAGTCGATCGCATCAGCGCTCATCAGCCATGTCCACTCAGGAGTCACCACTGGCGCGGGGCTCACTGGACCGTCAAACTCCACCTACGCAGCGGCATCGCCAGCATGTGATACGCTCAAGGCGAAATGACGACACTCCGACGAGTCATGACCATCGACGACGACAACCCGGTCGAGGGCGATCTGTGGCTGTCGCCGACCGGACAGTCGGAACTCATCGGAGACAACGCCTCGACTCGACCGCTCGAAGTCCAGCAGGCAATCCGTGGACGGCTTCGCTTCTTCCTCGGCGAATGGTTCCTGGATGCACGCCAGGGATTCCCCTACTTCCGCGACGTGTTCGTCAAGAGCCCGAACCACGCCAGCATCGTAAGCAGCCTTCGACGGACGATCGTCACGACCGCCGGAGTCTCCTTCGTCGACCGTCTGACACTCAGCGTCGGCGCAGACCGAACCGCGAATGTGTCCTTCCGTGCCTTCATCGCTGACGTGTCTGAACCGCTCGTCTTCGAGGACTTCATCTTGGGAGCGTTCTGATGACCTACGGACTCACCGCAACCGGATTCAATCGCAAGCCGCTGTCGACGATCGTCGACGAACTCGAGGCGGGCGAGAAGGCGCTCATCTCGACGACGCTCAACACGCAGCCGACGGAGCCGTTCGGCCTTCTGAATGGCATCTTCGCATCGAAGCTGTCCGAACTGTGGGAACTTGCGGAGGCCATCAACGCGGGAAGATTCCCCCTCTCATCCGAGGGCTTCCAACTCGACGGCGTCACCTCCATCACGGGCACGCGACGCGCGGACGCCACCAAGGGGCGCGTCACGCTGACGCTCACCGCGACCAGCGCTTGCGTCGTGCCAAAGAACTCCATCGTGCAGGTCGTCGGCGACGCGTCGAATCGATGGAAGACGCTGGCGGACGTGACCTTCGTCGGAGCTGGATCGCAGGACGTGCTCGCGGACGCGGAGATCGCTGGCGTCTACGTCGCGAACACGGGGACGATCACGGTGATCGTGACGGCCGTCGCCGGATGGAGCGCGGTCACGAACGCCGCTCCTGCGGTGCCTGGCACGGAGATCGACACCGATCCGCAGCTACGCATTCGACGCGAGCAAGAGCTGGCCATCGCGGGCAGCGGCACCGTCAACGCAATCCGCGCCGACCTCCTTCAGGTGGCAGGCGTGACTGGTGCGACGGTCTTCGACAACCCCACGAACGCGGTCGATGAGGACGGGCTGCCTCCTCATTCTGTCGAGGCGCTCGTGCTGGGTGGCACCGACGCGGACGTGGCGAGCGCGCTCTTCGCCACGCTGGGCGCGGGCAAGGGCACCATCGGAGGCGTCACGGAGATCGTCACCGACTCGCAGGGGATG